GCGAGGTGCCAATGGTGCCAATTCCCCACTTATGCACATGTTGTGCCCAATGCACCCGTGAATCTTGCCCCTTTTCGGATGATTCACAGGTGCGCGTGCCCATTGTGCGCCTTTGTGCCCTTTGTATCCTTGTGCCCTTTGTATCCTTGTGCCCTTTGTGCCTAGTGTGCCCTGCGTGCGCATTGGCACCATTGGCACCATGCACCAAGGGCACAGGGAAACATTGCATCCGTTTTTCACGCGCAAATTGAGTCAGGGGGGATGGGGGGAGGGGGGGACCCCAAGCGGCCTAATGGATAGTCGCAGGGGAGGTACCTCGCTCACCACGAATATTTTTTCAAGCTGAAACCCATGGTACACTGCACCTCACGCATCAAATGCACCTTATGCGCTCTGAAAAATTTTGAAAAATTTTTGAATCTGCCTATACTCGACCCCATGAGCACAAAATCGAATAATCCTCCGATTACCTTGACCGGTGTTCCCCATTGGCTCCAGCCACCCGATACTCGTGGAAACTTGACCGAGTACAGCTGGAATAAAATTTTGGAAAACGTAGCCAAGGGACAGACAATCAAATCGATTGTGGAAGATGAAAATCTTGGCGTGGACTACAACGCATTACTTCGATGGATTCACAAGGATGAAGGTCGGAAGGCGGAGTACTACCGTGCCCGTGAGATTGGTGCGGAAGTTATTGCGGATGATCTGATCGAAATTTCCGATGGTGTGGATTCCATGGAGGATGTTGCCCGCTCGTCTTTGCGCATTCAGACGCGGAAATGGTTGTTGGGTGTGTGGAACCGGAAGCGGTATGGCGATGTGAAACAGATCGAGCAGAATGTCACTGTGGACATTGGGGCCGCGATGGAGCGTGCACAGGCTCGGGTTTTAAGTCGAATGAACAACGTGATCGAAGGGGAAGTGCTTGGTAGCGACAACGGCTAAGGGGCCAACGACTCAAGAGCAGTCGCTGATCGAGGACTTGCTGCAGTTCAAATATGACCCAGAGGGGTTTGTTCGATATGCGTTTCCGTGGGGTGTGCCCAATACTCCACTGGCGAAAATGGAGGGGCCGCGCTCGTGGCAGACCGACATTTTCAAAGAGATTTCAGATCACTTGATGATGGACCTAGAGAAGCAGCGCATCGGGTTAGGCCCGTCGCCTGTGTATCTGGCAATTTCGAGTGGGCGTGGTATCGGGAAGTCGGCGCTGTTGGCGATGCTGGACATGTGGGTTGCTTCGTGTTGGATCGGGGCGACGGGGATTGTGACCGCGAACACTGAGACTCAGCTGCGTTCGAGAACCATGGCCGAACTGGGCAAATGGCACACGATGAGCATCAATCGGCATTGGTTCGAGAAATCGTCGATGTCGTTGCGACCTGCGAAGTGGTTCGGGGAGGTAGTGCAGAATCAGTTGTCGATGGACACGCAGTACTACTACATCGAAGCGCAGTCGTGGAGTGAAGAGAATCCCGACGCGTTTGCGGGTGCGCACAGTCAGATCGGCATGATGGTGGCGTTCGATGAAGCCTCGGGTATTCCAGATCCGATTTGGCAGGTAACTGAAGGGTTTTTTACGGACCTAGCGCCGCTAAGACTGTGGATCAATATCTCGAACCCCCGACGGAATACAGGGCGGTTTTTTGAATGTTTCCACAAAGATCGGGATTTCTGGGATGTCCGATCGGTGGACAGCCGTTCTGTGGAGGGAGTCGATGGCAGCGTTTATCAGCGAATCGCGGACAAGTACGGGGAAGATCACGACGTTACCCGCGTCGAAGTCAAAGGTCAGTTCCCACGAACAGGATCGAATCAGTTCATTGGTCGCGAAGTGGTTCAAGATGCACTTACGCGCACGGTTGAAGAGGACGGTGGGGCACCGTTGTTGATGGGTGTGGACGTCGCCCGCTTCGGGGACGATGAGAGCGTAATTCGGTTTCGGAAAGGGAGAGACGCTCGGACGATACGCCCTGAGACATTTAAGGGTATTAACACAATGCAGCTGGCCGATGAGGTCGCGACGCTAATCGGGAGATACAACCCTGATGCGGTGTTTGTGGACGGCGGTGGCGTAGGTGGCGGTGTAGTCGATCGGCTAAAGCAGCTAGGGTTTCGGGTCATTGAGGTCCAGAGTGGTGAGCGTGCTAAGGACAACGACAAGTATCTGAACCGTCGCGCAGAGATGTGGGGCGAGATGCGGGAATGGTTAGTCTACGGGGCGATTGACGACGAGCAGTCGTTGATAGATGATTTGACAGGCCCAGAGTACAGCATCCACTTGCGAGGTCAGATTAAGTTGGAGACGAAGGACTCGATGAAGAAGCGCGGGCTGTCGTCTCCTGACCACGCCGATGCACTGGCGCTGACGTTTGCCGAGCCTGTCGCTCGAAGCGACATGAGACTGATGAAGCATCGGTCGTATATGAATGGTCAAACGGCACGGATGGACTACAACATTTTTGGAGCGTAGTATTTACGCACTTTCTGAAGGAGAAGTGATATGAGTGGAATTTTTGGTGGACCTAGTGTACCTAGTGTAGCGGAACCGCCAAAGCCGCCGCAGGTAGATACCGAGGCAGTTCAAATGGCATCGGAAACAGAACGTCGCCGTCAGCGTATGGCTCGTGGTCGTGCCTCAACTATGTTGGGTGGTGGCAGTTCGACTGAAGATGCGGCGATTGGTACTACAAAGCTGTTGGGTCGATAAATGCCCGGAGTCGACAACCATTGGGTACAGCAGTACACCAAGTTCGGCTCCTACGAAAACGAAGTCGCTCGTGGTAATGTTCGCGGCGCGTATCCTATTTCATCGTATGGCAAGTTAATCTCTGGAAGCGGTGTTACAAAGCAACTAGTTCGCGACATTGACGGTACAGTGTTAAACGTTCCGCAAAGTGTTCAAATGTCGATTGTTAGTACCAGTGCTAACGACACTGCTGTGGGGACTGGATGCAGATCCATCATTATTGAATACCTTAATGGTGATTTGGATTTATCGTATGAGTTGGTTACGTTGAACGGTCTAACTCCTGTTACAACAATAGCGACAGACATTCGATGGGTTGAGTCCATGTATCTTGCAACTGCGGGGAGCGGTAAAGTTGCAGCAGGAAATATTACTGTTAGTAACGGTGGCGTAAGTTACGGGCGAATAACTGCTGGTCAACGTCAAATGCACTCCTCGTTTTATAGAGTGCCGCGCAGCAAGATGTTGTATATAAGTTCAGTGTATGCTGGTTCTGCGAGTGGTAACGCAGATTCGAGCGTTATTATTGAACTTGCTACAACTCAGATTAACGGCTTAGATCAACAAGAAACCGGGTTGTTTTATACGTTTGCAGGCATTGCACTGCAAGACAGTTCAACAACGCTTAGTTTGAATGCGCCATTGCCTGTTGGTTCTGGGCATATTGTTGGATTTGTTGCTACAAGTGATAAAGGCTCTACAATGACTGCAGGCTTCACAGGATGGGTTGAGTAATGCCAGCAAAAAGTGACAAACAGCAAAAGTTTATGGCGATGTGTCTTTACTCTCCGGGTAAAGTAAAAGGTAAATGCCCGCCAAAGAAAGTTGCTAAGAAATACGCAAAGAAGGCATAAGCCTTCAAGGATAGATGACATGGTGGATGCACAAGATTTAATGCACCGATACAAAGCCATCAAAGGCGATCGGTCAAACTGGGAAACGCATTGGGAAGAGATTGCCGAGCGTGTGCTTCCACGTCAACGTGGTTTTGTTGGCGATCGGACAGATGGCGAAAAGAAACAGGAGAAAGTTTTCGATTCACGTCCGATGATTGCGCTGGATCGTTTTGCGTCTGTAATGGACTCAATGCTGACTCCGCGTGCTCAGAAATGGCATAACATCAAAGCCAGTGATGAAGCATTGAACCGTGAGTTTGAGGTTCAGGATTGGTTCTATCAAGCCAACAATATTCTGTATTCCACGCGTTATTCTCCAAAAGCCAATTTCGCTGGACAGAATTTTGAACGTTGGATTTCAATGGGTGCGTTTGGCACTGGCTCATTGTTTATTGATTTTCAAGCTGGAACTGGATTGCGTTATCGTTGCGTGAACTTGCGTGACACCTATTTGATGGAGAACCATCAAGGTGCCGTCGATACGGTTTATCGCGAATTCCAATTTACTGCTCGCCAAGCAGTGCAACGTTGGGGTGAAAAAATGATGCCTGAGCATGTGCTCAAGGCACTTGAAAACCCGAATCGTCATAACGAAAAGTTCACCTTTATCCACATCGTTGGCCCTCGCGAGGATTATGATCCAACGCGTGCAGATGCTCGTGGCAAGCCTTATGCGTCGTATTATTTGTGTGCGCGCAGTGGTCAGATGGTTGCTCCCGAAGGTGGCTATAGCAGCTTTCCGTATTCGATCAGCCGCTATGTAACGGCTCCTGATGAAATTTATGGCCGTTCGCCAGCAATGATGGCGCTGCCAGACATCAAAATGCTGAACGAAATGGCAAAGACTGATATTCGTGCTGTGCACAAACTGGTCGATCCGCCAATCTTGTTGCACGACGATGGCATTCTTGGTAACGGCGCAATGTCTGTAAACATGCGTCCGGGCGGTTTGAATTTTGGTGGTGTAAGCCGTGAAGGACGCCAGCTAGTACAGCCATTCACAACAGGCGCTCGTGTAGACATTAACGAAGCCAAAATGGAGCAACGTCGTGAGAGTATCGACAATGCGTTTCTTGTAACTTTGTTCCAGATCCTTGTCGAAACGCCGCGCATGACAGCAACCGAGGCACTTATTCGTGCTCAGGAGAAAGGAATGTTGCTGACCCCAACAATGGGTCGCCAGCAGTCTGAAGCCCTTGGTCCGCTAATTGAACGTGAAATCGATCTTTTGATTCAAAACAACGTGCTTCCGCCGTTGCCCGAAGCACTGGTCGAAGCCCGTGGCGAATATGAGATTATTTATGACTCCCCGATGAGTCGCATGCAGCGTGCAGAAGAATTGGTCGGTGTGCAGCGCACGATGGAGTTGTTGGCGCCGTTTGCCCAGATTGATCCAAGTGTGCTTGACGTATTCGACCGTGATCAGCTGGCTCGCCTGACTGCCGAAGTTTCTGGTGTTCCGACACCGATTCTGCGTAGTCCAGATGCAGTTGCTCAAATTCGTGATCAGCGTGCACAACAAGAGCAAGCGCAGCAGATGGCTGCCATGGCGCAGCCTGTGGCTGGCGCCCTGAAGGATGCTGCACAGGCTCAAGCACTCCTAACTGGAGGTTAATTCGTGCTTAAAAATTTACTATTCGCACGAAAAATTTCTTATCAGAAAACATTCAATAATCCTGAAGGGCAGAAAGTCCTCGCTGACCTTCGGAGATTCTGTCGGGCAACAATGCCAACGGCAGATGTCAACAATGAGAGGACGACTTATCTACTCGAAGGTCGAAGGGAAGTGTGGCTCAGAATTATGAGTCATTTGCAGCTTTCTGACGATGACGTGTACAACCTCACGGAGAATTACAATGAGTGAAGCTACTGCCGCCTTGACTGGCGATAACGGTAGTGCCGATGCTGGCACTGCTACCGGTGGTGCCGTTGGAGCATCAAACGACAACGCTTGGGATAGCGGATTTGATGAAACAACCCGCGCCTACATTGGCAATAAAGGATGGCAAAACCCGTCCGACATTCTGAACAGCTATCGCAATTTGGAAAAGTTTAGCGGCGGTAGCAAAAACCTGATTGAACTTCCGGGTCATGATGCTGACGCCGATGCAATGAGCACGTTTTATAACAAAATTGGACGTCCAGAATCTCCCGATAATTACAACTTTACGCTGCCTGATGCCGGTGACGAAGAACTATTTAATTGGTTCCGCCAGACTGCGCACGAAACCGGCTTGACCGACACTCAGGCAGCCCAACTTTTTAATAAATGGGAAGAACTTTCTACTTCTCGAGTTAATGAGATTCAGCAAAATGCGCTGCAATCTGCTGAGTCCGACATTGCCTCGTTGAAAAAAGAATGGGGCCAAGGTTTTGATGCTCAAATTCAGTCTGGCCGTCGTGCTGTTGAAGCAATCGGTTTGAGCGAAGACCAGTTGACAGAGTATGAGAGCAAATTAGGAACTGCTGAAATGCTTAAACTGTTTGCCACACTTGGCTCGAAAATGGGTGAGGACTCATTCGAAGATGGCGGACGTTCTGGTGGGTCGTTTGGCTTGACCCCGGCTGCAGCACAGGCACAGCTTTCTGATCTGCGAATGGACAAGAATTTCATGGATGCGTATTTGAGCGGCGACAAGGATGCCGTATCTAAGATGCAGCGTCTCATGGGGATGGCGTATGGATCTGAGTGAAATGCGCCTTCGAATTCTGGAAACAGTGATTCCACAGGCTACGCGAGTAGGAATTCAGGAACCTGAGTACCTAATTAATACTTGCAAAACTTTGGAAAAATATGTGCTAGAATCAAAATCAGGTGAGAGTACGTCGGACTCACCAACCAAAAAGAAACCGGGCCGCCCCCGTAAAGGGACAAGTGGAAACGGACTGGATGGAGAAACTGGCCCCGCTCATGGCGGACAAGCCGAATCAACTTTTTCCGACAACCGTTGATTTAGCTTAGGAGATAACCATGAGCTTTCAAGTAACCACTGCCTTTGTGCAGCAGTACACCACGAATGTGGGTCTGTTGCTGCAGCAGCGTGGCTCCAAACTCCGTGAAGCTGTCACTATGGGCAGCTATAACGGTAAGGCAGCCAAGGCTGTTGAACAAATTGGTGCAGTTTCCGCACAGGCGCGTACTAGCCGCCACGCGGACACTCCGCTGATTTCCACTCCGCACGACGCTCGTTGGGTTTTCCCACTCGACTACGAATGGGCGGATATGATCGATGATCAGGATAAGCTGCGTATGCTTATCGACCCGACCAGCCCGTATGCACTGAATGGTGCTTACGCTCTTGGTCGTGCAATGGATAGTGACATCATTTCTGCTGCTCTTGGCACCGCTAAGACTGGCGAAAATGGCACTACCAACACTTCATTTGACACTTCTAACCAGCAGGTAACTGTTGGTGGTACTCCTGCTGGTCTGACCATCGCCAAGCTGCGTGAAGCCAAGCAGATTCTGCTGTCAAACGAAGTTGATGTAGATATGGACCCGCTGTACATTGCAGTAACTGCAAAGCAGCTGGACGATCTGCTGGGCACTACCGAAGTAACTTCCTCTGATTACAACACCGTTAAGGCGTTGGTTCAGGGTAATGTTGACACCTTCATGGGCTTCAAGTTTATCCACACCGAACTGCTGGGCGTTGATGGCTCTAGCTACCGTCGTGTGATTGCTTGGGCTAAGTCGGGTCTACACCTTGGTATGTGGAATGACGTCAATGCTAAAATCACTGAACGTGCCGACAAGTCCTATGCGACTCAGGTGTACGTGAAGGGTACCTTCGGTTCTACTCGTACCGAAGAAGGCAAAGTCGTTGAAATTCTTTGCTCTGAAGCCTAATAGGAGGTAAGTACTCATGGCTATTACCACTCAGTACTCTACCGAGTATGATCAGGCAAATGTCAGCAAGAGCGGCAACCTCGAAACCAACACCATGCATGGTCGTGTACGCTGCGCGTACTTCACCGTTGCTCAAGATGGTGCTGGTGACGCAGGTTCTTCTGCTGCCCTTGTAAAGCTGCCTGCCGGTAAGGTTCGCCTGCTGGCTTCGCAGTCTAAGGCATACGTTAACTGGACCACCGCTAGTGCAACCCTTGATTTGGGTTGGGATGCTTATTCTGACATCAACGGCACTGCTGTTACTGCAGATCCAAATGGCATCGATGATGGCGTAGACGTGGACACCGCTGGTTTCCAAACCTTCGGTTCTGCTCTGACCGCCACTGGTGGCACCAAGCTGTTCGAATCTAAGGAAGGCGTGGTAATTCGCGCAACTTCTGCAGATACCGCAATCGCTGATGGTGACGATCTGGTTGGCTGCTTGCTCTACGTTGTAGACTAAAGCCGAACGAAAGGGGGTCTTCGGACCCCCTTTCACC